CTCTTCCGATCTGGGGCTACGTCGGGGTGTCGGCAAGCCTTGCGGGAAAAATGGATTTACCATTTCCGCGACCCTTTGACGAAGATTTTGATGTTTCGGTTGTTGTTGCATCGAGAGCACGAGGCGCGGAGGTTTTCTTCGTCGTACCACGCGCCACCCATCGAGACCGGCAGAATGTGATCCACTTCGCTTGCTTCTTGGGTGCATCCTTGTGTCCTGATCTGGCAACGGTATCCGTCGCGCTCGAGAACTTTCTTTCGTACTGTTCTCCACGGTCCCGCGTATTGAGGTTTCCTAGCCATTGGCAAGCCGACAAGCGCGAGGGGCGTACTGGGTGACTTTGGGGTGTTTTGACGCGCATAGCATCTGGAGCATTTTTCCGCATCCGTTACGGACCGCGCCCCACCCGAAAGGTCCGACTTTGTGGATGTGCTTTCCGTCGCGTTGTGTGTGGCCTAGGAACGCTATGGCGTCGGCGACTTTGGTTTGTTGGCGTGGTGTGAGTCCTTTGGCGGAGTTGTAGTTAGACCATCTGGCGAACGTCTGGCGATGAATCCCGTACATTCCGGTGTACGACTTGGTCGAGTGGTTGATGTTGTTCCCGGTCTCGCATCGGGCGAGCGCTAAGTAGTAATCGTCTTTCATTATTCCGCCGTAGATGGAGTTGTGATCTTTGGCTTGGACGGGTGTTCCGATGGATAGGACGGCGATGACAATGACAGACGCCAGACGATGGCCATTGAGCCGGTGTCGGTCTTTCGTTTGAATGGTGTCTCTACGACGTGCCCAAGGTCGACAAGTTCTTGTCGTCTCTTGGCCGCTGATCCTCGAAGGATTCCAAGATGCTCGGAGAGTTCGAAGTCGGTGGCGTCGCCTAGATGTTTGAGTGCTTCCCATACTCGTCTCCTTTGTGAAGGACCGCGGCGCGATGCGTCGATGGCGGTCTCGTGTGAGGTATGTGGGTCGTTGGTTCTTACAAGCCTAGTCGCCGGGATGATGGTGTCGAGGGGCATAGGGTCGAAGAGAGACGGTTGGAGAGTCATCTAATTCTCCCGATATTTGAGTTCCTAAGAGCGTTTAGGGGTACCTCGCCGATAGCCGTTATGATTATTGGCCACGGGATTCGACCTTGTACGAAGCCCATGTTCGACTTCATGAGAACTATTCCGTCGGCTTCTTGCCATAGTCGATCTGCCCATTTGCTTTTACTTTGGACGGTTATTGCGATTCCGTTTCTATGATCTATAAAATTATGCGCCCAAGGTGAACAATGACTGAATGGCGGATTCATAAAGACGATTCCATGCCACGGACTCGCCAACCCGTCGGTCTCTTGAGTGTAGAAGGACTTGCATGGAGTGTGCATTGGACCTTCTGGTGGACAGGCCACGTCTAGGTCGAACTCAATGCCGAGCGAGTCGAAGATCCATTTTGGCGTCCAGTAATCATCCGAGGTGCGTTGTTCTTGTGGCATTGGGAAGAGTGCTTCTTGGCTCATTCGGCGTCTCCGTTGGGGTTGGCGATGAACGCGAGGGAGAGGCGAAGGTTGTCGGCCGCTAATCCGTAGCCTCCTCCAGATGTTGACGTGATCTTTCGTTCGGCGTCGATGTGGCGAAGCATCCGGCGGGCGGCGAATGCGACGTCTTGGTAGGCGTGGACTAGGGCTTGGGCTTTCTGGAGGTCGGCTTGTGCTCGATAGAGCTCGTTGAGGATGTGTTGTTCGGTCATTGGGTTTCTTCTTTCTCGTTGTATTCGTTGAATCCTTGGCGGCGTAGGTCGCCTTCCATTTGTCGGATGAGTGCGATCGCGTCGCGGATTGTTCTCTTGGGGTCGATGCATGAGTCGGCGAGAATGTCTAGGAGTCCGTCTTTGACTTTCTTCGGCTCGTGGATCATGTTGTTCCGAATCCGAAGCACACGGGGCAGAGGAGGAGACATTGGTTGTCATTGTCCCAAATGTGGGAGCGGCCTTCTTCGTCTGGATTTTCAAAGCCTGTCCGATACTTGCCGAGACATTCTTGGCACGTTCTCACCGGTGGCGAAGCGGCTTTCTTTCTATGTTTCATACTGTCTCTGTTTAGTGCGTCATCCTTGGGGATACCGGTATCCCCATCCTTGGGGCTACCCTTCGTCACGGGTGAGGAGGTGTGGAGCGTGTAGATATTGCTCGACGGGTCGCCCGCTGGAGTTGTCCGATGCTCGACGGTGAGCGCGTGAATCTCAACGAGTTCATCTTTGGCTCGGTCTACGGTGGCCGTCGAGGTGCGCATGATTTCGGCGATTGTTCGGCGGCTTGGCCATGCCTTTCCGTTCGAGTTCGCGAAGCGGTTGAGGACCGCGTAGAGGCGGACCGCGTTCGAGGAGATGTCCGCGTGGACGACCCATTCGGGAATTATGGCGAAGTATTCGCTCGATTTAACTTCGGTCATTATTGGGCCGAGACTTTCTCTAGTAACTGATTTCTCCATTGTTGAGCAAAGACAAGACAATCCGAGCATCTTTGTGCTTGATGGGTGCATTGTGGAAGTCTTAAATTTTGTCGTCTTGCGGCAAATGACCAAGCCATAGAATCCGCTGACTTCATAAGATGGCCTATCTTCTTTAGTCCCAATGTTTTCATCCCGAATCCATGAAGATGAAGTCCGTATCTTGTGATCTCTGTAACTATGTCGACTATCTCCCGCGTTGATTGACGTCGGCAAACTGATCCAATGCCCACGGTGTTTTCTTTTGTTAGGTCAATCCCGGCGTCCTTGAATTGAGCAATGTGGGCAAAGTAATCGTCGACGCTTTGTCCTTGAATAACTGGAATGAATGGCACTTTAGGTTCGCTATGTCGTAAGTCGAGCAAGTTTTGCGTCGTGAGGCTTTGATGTTCGGCGATGGTTTTGCCTGTTCTTTCAAGCATGAACTCCTCGACCATCCAATCTTGCTGACTTGCCCAAGTCATCTTCCCATGATTTGTCATGTAGACAAACGCCTTCCATGCGTACTCGTCTGGGCTGATAGTCCATAGTCCGTGAAGTGATAACTCGGTGAATCCTCCGGAATCTAGGCACCATTCGACACGAGATGGTCGAGGATGTCGAATGGTGCGAAGTGTGCGATGGGAGATAAATAGCGGCACCGATGCCGTTTTCATCCAATGTGCCTTGTTTGTGCCAAGATAAAATTTCATTTTCTCTTCCTTCTAACCTCGGTCATTTTCGCGCTCCCGGTCGTAGAAGTGATGGCATCCAGAGAGGACCGTGGGTTCGGGGTCGAATGGGAGTGGGTTGAGTCCGTCTCGGATGAGTGGTGTACGGATCACGAGCTCGATGATGAGCGTGATTTCGGTGTCACAGATTGCGCACCGGACCGTTTGGAGTCTTGGGTAGTCGTTCATTTGTTTCGGTCTTTCTTTCGCGCCCATTCCGCAAGGACCGACAAGAAGAACGTCGGGAGCGCAATGACGACGAAGAGAACGATCATGTAGTCGAAGAGTTCGGAGCCGTTCATTGTTTCGCCTGTTGTTCTTCGATGAGTTGTTCGATGAGCATTGACGCGCTTTGTTTCGACATCTCTCCGATTTGTACGTTGCCGGGTGGGAGTTTTCCGAGCGCGTTGTAGAGGGCTCTAATCTTTCCGATTTGGGCTTGGGTGGCAAGTGGACGCGCTGAGTCTGTGACGACGCTAGGGACCGTCTGAGAGGCTTTGGCGGGGACCGTGGGCGCGGGCTTGGCGGGGACGGATGCGGGATGTTGGTCTCGTTCTGCTCTCCGGGCCGCGACTTCGTCACGGGATGCGATCTTCTTGGTGTCGGCGGCGAGGCTGGCAACGATGGCTCGACCCCACGCCGACGACTCGGCGTTCTGAACTTCCGATCCTTTGGTGTACGGAGTGAGTCCCGGGAAGATTTCCCATGCCGTTCCGATACCGGGGCGGGTGTCGTCGGGTGTTCGGTATGCGGCCGCGACATAGACGACGAACGTCTTGTCGCCGATTGTGATGATTTCGTAAGGCTTGGTCGGGTCGGCGGGTTGGAGTGAGCCGTCTGGATGTTTGTCTCGGAAGGTTCGGATTCGTTCGGCTACGTCAACGTAGTCGGCCATTCTGTCGGTGTAGTCGGCCATGATGTTCTCGTTTCTGTCGGCTTGGACTCCGACGGGTTTGACATTAGGGAACTCGAAGTCGTAAGTCAAGTATCACAGAAGCCCGCGTCATGAAGAATTGACGCGGGCTTCTCATAATCGCATCCAGACGAGAATGACTAGATGTTGGGCTATGTCAACGGTCGCGTCTGTCCAAGTCGCGGTCGTTGGTGATTGGTTCAAGATTTGGGGATGGCTCGGAAGTTTTTTTCTAGGGTCGCGGCGTCGGCTTGGGGGGAGACCTCGAAGTGGCACCAAAGGCCGCCGGCGGAGCCGCCGTTGTCTTGAGCGTTCCATTCCTTGATGCCTCGGTCCTTGCTCGTGGAGCGAGAAGTACGGAATCCACGGCCCCATGCTTTTGTCGCGCCTTTGGCTTTGTAGTTGTACTGATGGACCTCTTCGATGAACAGCTCGTCCGCGTTGTCGACGAGGAAGTTGAACACGGCTTCGAGAATCTTGGGGTCCTGACTTCCGGTGTCAACGGCTCGCCCGCTGGCGTGGACACTCATGTAGGGCTTGACCTTGGCGGCGTTGGCGGGGTTTGTGACGTCGAGTTTCTGAATCGTGGCGGGTGCTGATCGCATGACACGAACAACGAGTCCGCCCATGTACGTCGTGCCGTAGCGGAGATGGAGAAGGTCGGAGAGTTTTTTGGCGGCCGGGTGTGTGGCCGTCGCGATTGTGTCGAAGCCTGTGTACGGGCGTTTCGTGTTTGTCATGGTGTTGGACCGGTCGTTGGTGGTGTTGGTGGGTCTTTGGGTTTATCTCGGAGCCCGTTCGCGCTGAGGAGCGCCAAGAGGCCGCCAGAGAGGGACATGAGGAGCGGCGAGAGCGTTGAATACGCCTCCCGGTCTGCCTCGGCCATGGTTCTAGGTTGCGTCACGAACTGGAGTCCGTAGAGCATGAAGCCGATGGACATGACGAATACAATCGTTAGTCCTACGCCGACAACGAGCACTAGACGCGCTTTGATTTCTTCGTTTGTGAGTCTTGGCCTGAGTTTCATTAGCAATCAAATCCGACTATTTCTTTGAGGGTGGTGGTGGTTATTGCCGACTCGATCGCGCCGAGGGCTTTGTTCTTTGTGCGGGTGCTTTGTTCACATTGGCATTCGGTTTTGTTATTGTTGGCGGGGTCTTGGCATGAGTAGCGGAAGCGGTCCGCGCATCCTGTAAGGGCGACTAACAAGACGCTAACTAGGGCGAGGCGTTTCATTCTGGAGTCTCGCTTGGTCGTGTGAGCGGTGCGGGTGGTTCTGTGTCGTGTTCCCAGAGGATTAGGGTGTCGCCTGACAATGCCCATCCAGTATTGAAGCCTGCGTCGAGAAGAAGTTGATTGAGTTCTTGGTGCGTCATGCTGAGACCTCCATGAGGATCATTGTGGAAAGGTCTCCGCCAATTTGGAG